GTATGTACTGCCTCTAATAAAGCTTCAATTAAATCTGCTTTTTTATTCTTAGCTTTATCTAGTTGTTTTAATAAACGTAGGTTATCTGCTTTAAGTTGCTGTATCTTAGTTGACTCAGCTTCAGCAAGTAATTCATCTATGTCTATCTTTTTTTTATTCGGCATTTTCTACCAGATTTGTAAAGTGATTCCTAACTGCAGATTCACTTATCTTAATACCATACTGTTCACGTAATAATCTGTGTACTACGTATGGTTTTAATTGACGACCAGCAAGTACTCTCTGTTCACAACCTTCCCAAAAGGGCATGGCTTCTTCTGTGATTCTGTTAGTAATCTTGCTTACTTTACCTGTTTCTGCTTCCTGAAGAAGCTTATCTATATCATTCATAGTATTCATTATACTCACAGTATTGTATTTAAGTATGTATTTAGTTTCGTGATACGCTTCTCAGGCATTCCCTCACTGTTTCGCGTGCCATGGATAGGCACACTCACAGCTCCGTCTGCCTACGAGCGTGTCACTAATTTTAGGTAAGTGAAGGAGTGTTCACTATAGGTTGATTGTTGACATCATTGAATACCTTGTTCGTAGTTCTCCTACGACTCTAGTCTCCTTCTAATAAAGGTTTAACAGAGAGAAAGGAGGTCTCTGCACCCTTGCGGGTTGACCTTATATCCTTACCACTCTATCACATGTTCAATTTAAGTCCATGTTCCTTTACTTCTTCTATGTCTTTAAGATTTATAATATTGTATTTCTTAACTAACTTATTTACATCAGCCATTAAATTAAAGCCAGATGTATCACCATGCGCACCAAACACATGCATGTCTGATACCCATATTCTTCTAGCTGGTTGTGTACCTAGCCACTCTAAAGCTGGACCGTCTACAACATTACCAAAACCTGAATGTCTATCTAAATACTTTTCAGTTACACGTTTACCATTCTTAGCAATGATACGTAAGTTACCTATGTCACCAGTACCATTGTACATAGCAATAGTAACTGCAGGTAATAGCTGCATAATTTCTAAGATATCTTGACCATCAAATGACATAGAACCTGAAGCATCAATAAGTATTGTGCCACCAAGTGCTGTCATTTTTTGTTTGAATATCTTTTTATCTATACAGTATCTACTAATATATTTTGGATTGTAACCAAAGTCAGATGGTCTGTATGCTCTACCATTTTTAAGTCTACCTTGCAAATTAACAGACAAAGGTGGTTTATGTGTAAACATTTCACCCCATTGACCTGTACCTTGACTACTGTTATACAACATTTCAGCTATATCGTTTCTTGTACGTTGTTGTAAAGAACCACCACCTAACTCATTAGATTCTTGAGCTTCACCTTCACCTTCATCCATACCAGGTGCGGTATGTTTTGGTTTAGGTTTGTACACTTCATCATGCTCAGGTTCATCTCTGAACATATCTAATATTAGACTTAATTGTTCTGCATACTTTTGTACTTTACGATAGCTAATTGTCTGACCGTAACCATGATTAGTAATACTTTGAAAGAATCTAGTGATAGTTCTTTCTGCATAAATAATCTGTTGTTTACGGTAATCAGTAACTGTATCATCATCTCTTATCATGGCAAAACAAGATGACATTACAACCCATTCATCATTGTATTTATAACTAGCATACCTACGGTTAGTATCATTGTCTGGTACTTTCCATTTGCTAGCTAAACCCATAAGTATTATTTCTGCAATACCTGATTCATAAACTAACTTCATAGTTTTTTGTTGTAATGTACCTAAACATTGTGATGGCTCAGATAACGCAAGTTTGTTCTCGTATAAAAGATGGTTAACTCTAACTTCTTCTAGTACATGAACAGCTTCTGCACGTACACCAGGCTTTAGCTTACCCATAGTTTTAGGACTCCACTTGGCATGACCAAGTTCATGTCTACGTATCATACGACTATGATTGATACCACATTCCGAACACTCTCTGTCGAGTGGAACTGTCATCTGTCTGTTGAGATTATCTGTAGAACCTTCGGGACTATTGTTAATAGTACCTACTACTTCCCACTTCTCACCAGTAACAATTTCTGGATATGGATAAGCTTTGCTGTTAGGCACGAGCTAATGTAACAGCATCTATTAATTCTTCTGCTTTGTCTGCAAAGATTAACTTAGCTGCTTGTTCAGGTGTGAAACCTTTACCTTGTAGTGCAAAGAACTCTGTCCATGCACGTACTGAAATACGTTCCTCATCATCTTCTACCATTGTTGTGTCATTGATTACACCGTGCCACTCATCTGGAAACTGTTCCATTGCTTTAGGGTGTATACTGTCAACATATATTTTTACAGGGAATCTATCTTTTAACGCTAGTGGCAATGACTCAGGTGGACTGTTCGTAGTAGCTACGACTTGAAAGCCTTCAGCTGGACGTACTGTCTCCTTAGTATCATTGTTCAATGTCAACATTGCTATGTCTTGGTCATCAAGAATAGCGTGTAGAAATGTCATAGCATCTGGTGAAGCATGGTCTATCTCGTTGATAACCAATCTACCACCATTACGCCATGCTTGAATAGCAATACCATCATGCCATTCAAAGCCACCGTCTTTAGCAGGCTTATAGAAACCTTCTAAGTTAGCAGCTGCCGTATCTTCTGTCATAGTAATCTGATAAACATTAGCTTTACCGTCCATATCTAATGGAGTGCTTTGCTTAACAGCACTGTATGTTTTACCTGTACCTGGTGGACCGTATAGTAATGTTCTACGTGTCTTACCTAGCACAGATGATATCATCTTCCAACAATCATTGTTGCTCATAGTATCTCCTCTTTATAGTTAGGGACAAACCGACAATATATATCTATCTGTCCAGTTTTATTTCTTCTTTGTTGTATCTCAAACTTACCTTTGTCTGATAAGTGTGCAATATTACGCTGAGTCATAGACTCAATGTTTGCTTTAACACCACTAATCCACTTGTCTTTAGTAGATATAATGAACCATTGTTCTGGTGATGATAAAAGTATTCTTACTTTGTCATCTGTTAATAGACTAGGTTGTTTACCTTTTCTATTTAGATATGGTTCAGGTGGTGTAGCAGCTTGCATTCCTTCAGGCATCATTGTCTTGCTCCTTTAGGAAGTCTTCTGCATCATCGCCAATATGTGTAGCATGATGCATAACATTATCAACAGTCATGTCAATAAGTTTATCTTCGTCATCTACTCTATTAGCTTGAATAGATGTTGGTTGCATAGCTAACCAATTTTGAAATAACCCAATCTCTACTGCTTGCTCATATATATCTTCTATATCTTGTCGCGTATATGTATCTTTCTCTAGATACATTGGATTACTATTAATGTAATCAGCCATAGTTTCTGCACGTGCATGAGTTACTATTTCCATGCCACGATTAACAGCATTAATTAAACTATCTGCCCATACTTCAACACGATATATCATATGTCTACCGTCATTGTCGTCTGGTATAAACGTTTTGTCATTAACACTGTCATCAGCCATATAGTTAGCAACAATATAATACTTATGCATATCGCGCTTTCTACTGGACAATCCTATTACTTCCATTATATTTCCTTTCTTTTATAGTCGACTTCTCTCGAACCTCTTGGCAGAGAGAGAAGGAGACATGACTGAGTGGTATGTCGTAGGGCAACGATGTAACTCAGTCACACTCCAATAGCTACGTACGTGTAGCTTGTAACACACCTTCATAGTTTCTTCGCCTAAGCTACTACTTACTATTACTACTATGTGCTACAAGCTACTCACAGAATCACTTGCGTGACTTTGGGCTATGCTGTGAATAGCTAGCGTTAGTTAATCTACTAGACTTGATAGTCCTGATATGCTAAACATACTTGGTTTATAAGATTTAAATTCTATATCACCATCGTTGTCTACATTACTTACCATCATATCTATCTGTGCAATAGCGTCTTCCATTGTTACGTCACCATTAAAGGTAAAGTCAACTGATAATATATTCTCATCACGCCTTGCGTTACTATCTACATATTTGTATGTCATAGTTTCTCCTTATTATTTTTGTGCTATATACATAGATATAAATAAAAACGCTATTGGAATTATTACACCTACTAACATAACTTCTGTTGTTAATTCACTCATTATCTACCAAATTGTTTAATCATATTTACAAATGAGTTAGTATGTTCTTGTTCTACCATACCAAAGTTTTCTATTGGATAATCTGTTCGGTGTGGTTCGGGTAAATCATACTCAAACTCATCAAGAAACTTATTAACTATCTCTACTTTATATGTCTCTGCTATGTGTTGTAATAATAAAAATGGTTCACCCCATGCAGTTTGAAATGTAAGAACAATACTTTTATCGTCTTTACTTATTATTTCAGTGTCTCTGTCACCCCATTTAGTACCCCAGTTAAGATACTGCCAGTCAATAGAGTTAGTACATTTATATTTTTCTTTTAACTCATCAAGTTTCATATCTAATACTGGACGTCTAGTACCGTCATCATCTTCATACCAATTTCTATATCTAACATCATCAATAGTTATTGAACCACTATGTATATCTGTTAATTCTGAAGGTGTTGGCATTGTATTAGCTAAATAAAATACACCTTCGTTAATAGTTATATCATCATATAATTCATCTAAACTATTTTTATCTCCTGTAATTACTGCGTTATTTGTTACCCAATTAGGCATTATTCCTCCTCGTTTATAGTTTCTTTATTGATTTGATATAAGAATGCCTCAAGTATCATTGCACTGTGTGAACGTAACTCATCACGCACTCTATCATTTTTACTCCAGTTAAGTAAGTCTCTTATTAACCATAAGATTATCCTCGTTAACTGTTTGTTGTTTAATAATTGTAATTTTTCTATAGCTTTATCCATTGTATCCTTTCTTAGACAGCTTCGTGCTGAACCCGTGAGAGCGAAGCACGAAGTCTATCTTATCTTTTAATTAAAAGGGTGAATCTTCAAAGATAAACTTTGACGCTGTTATATTTAATGCGTCTAAGTCACTTGCTATCTTTGCGTCAACTAATCCCTCATGGTATGCAGTTATTGCATTTTCAATCATCGTGTTTAGTTTATTAATTTCTGCAGCATTTAATATAGGTTTGATTATATCTAATGCATTTTTAATTTCGATTATGTTATCCATAATATTCCTTTCATAGTGTTATCTAGTATACATACATGCCTGACTTAACAGACATGTATATAATATTTATCTTGAGCAATTACATATATGATTATGTACTTTGTTTATACAATAACTCATCTGAATGCCAATCGCATTTGTGTTAACTTACTTAATGGTCTACGAGATACTTCCCATAGGTCTTGTCCATTCATATATGCTTGGTTAGCACAGTCAACGTAATGAATGTTGAGTGGATACTTAATTAGTTCTCCACTACTATCTCGTTTCGTACCTGGTTTATAGTATGCATCTTTATGAAAGATTATAGGGTACGTACATACTCTACATATTTTCTTAGTTTTAAATTTAGTCATAACTTAATTCCTTTCTATTGACTAATTACTTTATAGTAAGAACATATTATTTCTTTACGCCTCTTTCTGCGATATGTTCTATAGTATCTACCAAAGGGGTTGATAGATACTAACAACATATAGTTGTTTAGAAGTTAGCTTCTTCAGCTTCCATAACCTCTACTTCTACAACTTCACTAACATTAACTTCGGTCTTAGGACCTTTGTAATATAGTGATGTTGGGCTTTGGTTATGTAACTCGAGCAGTTGCTTTTCAGCATCGTATTTTTGTTGTAACAAAGCCGCAACTGTTGGCTCTGTTTTATCTAAGTGTAACCACATAGTGTTAGTAGTTTTCTTAGTTTTGCTGTATCTAGGCATAGCTGGTTGTAATCTATCCTCAAATGGTAGTTCTTTACCAGTTACGCCACATATAGGTGTTACCCATTCTCTTGTAGTTGCCATAATAATAACCTCCTTTTATTATTGTTAATTTGTTATTTATAGCTGATATATACATTTTATATATATCTAGAGTCTTTCTGACCCCGTGGGTCGGAAGAAAGACTTTGAGATATATACAACTCATATGTTCATTATGTGACAAACCTCGCAATAGATAACGCTATTTTTATTTGGGTGGTCATTAGAACAAGTGTATTTATTAGGCATAGTATCTCCTTAACATAATATAGAATCAGACGTTCTGACTCTATGAGTCGGAAGAACGTCTTATGCTTTAGTGTGTAGTTATATATAGATTACATATCCTTACAAGGGAACTTAAAGTAACCATATATCTCTTTAAATTAAAGCATCTAGTATTCATACCTTCTGACTCTGTGAGTCGGAAGAAGGTATGTATACAAGAAGATATATTTTTCTATAAGCTTCTGTAATTATGTACCTATTACAAGTGTATGACTAGCATATGTCAATCTTAGGTCTTACTATATAGTACGTATGTCTAGAAATATATGCTGGTAATTCAGAAGAAACCCTGTCCGTATAGGCGTTAGCGGGCATTAGGGGTAAATGTTTGACTTAACATGTTTTAGTGTCCTTGGGTACTGCCTTTGTCTTTCTAGTGTACTGTCTTGCCAGTCAGCAGCTTTCCGCATCCCGATTGCAACTTCACCTGTAACAAAATACTTGTGTTAAGTGTTTGTAATATTTAGAACTATAACATATAATTCTCACTATACAAACATCTAATGAAAGATAGTGAAATATGGTAGATACTACCAATAATGTAATCTGCATAGCAGAGGGCTGTCGAAAGAAACTTAAGGGCAAGCAACGCAAATTTTGCTCTCCTACTTGCCAAAAACGACAGTTTGCTAGAGACAAATACTATAACAAAGAAGATGACATAAAACCTATCAATATAGATAGAAAATCAGACGATGGCGACTATGCTAGTGTTAGAAGGGGTCAGTATTATCGAGCTTTCGTAAGCGAAGGAATAGCTGACCAGGTTGCAACAGGCGACATGACGGTAGCTGACGCAGCTTCCATGCTAGGTTGCACGTCTGCTACTGTCTCTCGCATGCTCGCTGCCTACAAGATAGACAGTAGAAATGAGATAGCTGCAGAAGATTGGGAGTTATCAGAGGATGCCAAAGACGCATTAGAAAATTTCGCTACCTTCCGACAAAAATACTTCCGAACCGAACTAGGTAAACAGTATGACACCGCGCCTTTTCATACTAACTGGATAAATAACATTATAGATAGTATAGAAAACGGTAAAGAGTTACTTATCTTAAGCCCCCCTAGACATGGAAAGACAGAACTGTTAATACATTTTGCTGTGTATCAGATATGTAAGAATCCAAACACACGTATCATGTGGGTAGGTGGGAACGAAGATATAGCTAAAAATGCCCTTAGCGCAGTCTTAGACGTGCTTGACACGAACGAAGAACTCAGAGATGCATATTGTATGCCAGGAACATCTTTTAAGCCAGATAACCGTTCTGGTAAGAACTGGTCACAAAATCAATTTACTGTAGGTACACGAACTGTTGCAGGTATTAAGTCACCGACAATGGTTGCTGTAGGTAAGGGTGGAAAGATTCTATCACGTGACTGTGACATAATTATTGCTGATGACATTGAAGACCACCAAACTACTATGCAACCTGGTGCAAGAGAAAGTACTAGGCAATGGTGGACTACAACATTATCAAGTCGTAAAGAGGAACACACAGCTGTAATTGTTATTGGGTCTAGACAGCACCCTGATGATTTATATAATCACTTACTTGCATCAGATAACTTTACAAGCATAGTAGAAACAGCACACGCTATAGATTGTCAAGTACCAGAACACGAAGAAGAAAATCATATCGAATGTATGTTATGGGCTAACAAACGTTCCTTTAAATGGTTAATGTCTAGGTTGCATTCTGCTGAATCAACAGGTGGTAGACAAACATTCGAGATGGTTTATTTTAATCAAGCATACATAGAGGGTACACAGATATTTACAATGCCTATGGTTGACCAATGTATGCGACCAGACTTAACGTTAGGACAAGTGTATAAAAACTTACACTTAGTTGCAGGACTTGACCCTGCATCAGCTGGATATCAAGCATCTGTACTATGGGGTATTGATGTATATAGAGCTGAATTATATTTAGTAGATTTAGAAAATAGACGAGGGGGCGGAGTAAGGGCTGCACTTGACCAGATATCTGATTGGCTACATAAATACGATTGTAGACATTGGATAGTAGAAGAAAACGGTTTTCAAACTGCAATAAGACAAGACGAAAAGATAAAAGAATTTACTTTACGCTCAGGTGTACAAATACAAGGACACTTGACTGGAAAAAATAAACATGACCCCCTATATGGTGTAGGTGCAATGGCTGATTTATTTGAGAATAAAAAAATACACTTACCTACTGGTGATGGTGGTTCTAACGCAAAGGTACAACAATATCGACAACAACTGTTATACTTTGATGGAAAACCTGTTTCTAAGCGAAACAAGGAAAAAACTGATATAGTTATGGCTAGTTGGTTTCCTATGAAGGTTTTTAGAAGACTGCAGAAAGAACGGGCTGCTGATATAGGACTAGATTACACACCTAGTTATGGAGAGTATAAGATGACAGAAATGAATGACGCACCATGGGCATAGAAAACTTAGATGTTAAATCCTACAAAGAAATAGTTAGAAATGCTGCTGAGTTAACTACAGGCAAACTAACACAAGAACGTCAAGTTTCTAAAGCAAGAATTAAATCTATTCTTAATGGTGGTGCAGATGGTATCAAAGCATTACTAGGTAATACAATGGAAACCTCTGATGCTGATTTATTACCAGCTCCGAACATGTTGCAGTCTGGTATTGATAGACTTGCACAAAAAATTTCAGGTATACCTCAAGTACGAGTAGATATACCTAATGATAATGATTCTACTAGAAGTAAAATACGTGCAGAAAAATTAGAACGTATTGTTTCTAACTATGATGACAAACAAAATTTAAGTTTACAATTAGCACAAGCTGCAAGATGGTTGCCAGGATATGGTTACTGTGCTTGGGTTATAACAACTAAAAGAGATAAGAATGGTTTTTATTATCCATCAGCAGAACTAAGAGACCCTTATGATACCTTTCCAGGAAACTTTGGACCTGACCAACAACCAAGAGAAATGGCTGTAGTTAGAAGAATACCAAGATATAAACTTGCACAAATTTATCCAGAGTTTGCTAAAGAGATTTTAAAAGAAGATGATGATGATACAGAGAACGATAATTACTCTGATACTGCTACACCGTTTATGTCATACGAAGGTGCTAGAGAACAGAAGTGGGAAGATAATACATACTCTGGTGTAAGAATAATTGAGTACTATGACATGGGTGGTACATATGTTGTGTTCCCAGAACGCAATATGATATTAGATTTTATACCTAACGTACTATCAACACCGCCATTTGTGTTTATGAAAAGAGTTTCTTTCGATGCATTAAAAGGACAATATGACCACGTTATAGGTTTAATGTCTATGATGGCAAAAATAAATATTATGTCATCTATTGCAATGGAAGATGCTGTGTTTACAGAAACTAACATATCAGGAGAGATAGAATCCGGACAATATAGAAAAGGTAGATTTGCGGTAAACCATCTAGCTCCAGGTACACAAGTTTCTAAACCACAGAACAATATACCGTATCAGTTATTCCAACAAGTAGATAGATTAGAACGACAGTTACGTATGGTCGGTGGTTATCCAGTTACTGATGACTCACAGTCACCTAACTCTTTTGTTACTGGTGCTGGACTATCAGAACTTAACTCAACTATGTCATTAATGATTAATGAGTATAGAGAAATAATTAAACATGCTATTACTGAAATGGATGCTAAGAGATTAGAAATGGATGTAGTTCTTTCTTATACACAAGAGATTAAGAAAAAACCTATGGCAGGTTTCTTTAATGGTTCTGCTTTTACAGAAAACTACAGTCCTTTATCTGATATAGGCGGAGATTTCAGAACAAGACGTATCTATGGTGTAATGGCTGGTTTTGATGAACCACAGAAAATTGTAACTGGTTTGCAATTATTACAGGCAGGTGTTATAGACACAGAAACTTTACAAGATAACATAGATGGATTAGACAACATAGCTAAAGTACAAGAACGTATACGTAAAACTAAAGCAGAGCAAGTCTTATTTGATTCTATACTTGCTAGAGCAGCACAAGGTGATGCTTCTGCAACTATGGCAGCTATAGCTATTTACGAGTTCCCCAATGAAATGACAGCTATTATGAAACAGTTTTACACTCCTGAAGAACCACAGATGACACCTGAACAGGAAATGATGATTCAACAACAAATGATGCAACAGCAGATGGGAGGACAAGGTGGACCGCCTACAATGGCACAAGCATTTGGAATGTAGTATGGATGAATATTTAGAAACAGAGTTTTGGGATATGATATATCAAGAATATGGTGTGGAAGATGAGTTAGATATTCTTTCAGAAAATATTACAGAAATTATTATGCCTCAAAAAGGTATTATTATTTTAATTACAAAGGATTTTAACAATGGCAAAGAAACGTTCTAACAGAGGGGGATATAGACAACCTGCTAATCCTGCACCTGTAGCTACACCACAAGGTGGGCAAAGGACTGACGGAGGACCAGGAAGTTCTAAACAACCCCTTAGAAGGCTTCCAGACGCTGATTACGGTGCAAATAAAGCATTTGTTGAACAACAACAAGCATCTCCCCTACCCTCACAACAGAGCATAGTTACACCTAATATCTTTGCACCTACTGAAAGACCTACAGAACCTATTACTGAAGGTGTACCAGTAGGACCAGGTAGTAGTGGTGTACGAATGACTGACAATGTAGATATGATGCTACAAGCAATGTATGAAATAAATCCATCACCAGTTATATTAGAGTTAATAAATAATAGGAATAGATAATGGGTTTTCACCTTTTTGATGAAAACGAAGAAATGGATTTTATCTTAGGTAATACCTATGATGATTTACAAATTGGTCAACTAAATACACAGTTTGCATTACAACCTCAAGTTGCATCTGAATTAGAAAAAGTAACTGAAAAATTCCAAGTACCTGCAGATATAGCTTTACCTTATGTTTTAGCAGGAGGTACAGCTGAAGCAGATACTATGAAACAAATTGCAGATGATGTTGCCTATAACCGTGCTAAAAAAGAAGCTGTTGTTTGGGAAGAACTACAAGACAAATATCAATACGAAGCTTTAGAAGATAATATGAAAATGACTTTAGGTACAGTACTTAAAGGGGATGCACAAATAGGTGTATGGGCATTTGCAGGATTAGATGCATTATTCCAAACATTTGGACCATCGGGTAAATGGTCTGTTGCCGCTAGTGCTGTTAACACAGTAATGCCTGGACAACCTATGGTTGTAGGTAGGTCACAAGCATATCTAAGAGATTTAAAAGAATATGATGATATGTTGCAAAAAGGTTACACCAAAGCTGAAGCACAAGCAAAACTACAAATTGATGTATCTTTTACTGAAGTAGAAAATATTGGTAAAGATACTAACTTAAAAGGTGATATACGTAAACATCTTGCCATGATGAAAGAAGCTAATGATATGGGTGGAGAAGCTGTGTTATTTAACATGATGCGTCAAGTAGCTAATGGTAAACCAGTTAACTTTGACAGAGGTACAAAAATAACTTTAGAGTCTGTTAAAGCAGAAGATACACCTTACTACGTTGATTTAGTTAATAATTATGGTTATACACCAGAAGAAGCTCGTAAATTTATTTATAATAAAATTGGTGAGCCAATTAAAAACTTTGATGAAAATGGTGAAATTAACTATACGTCAAATGTTAAACCAAATCAAATTAATTTTTATGCAGGTAGAAGAAAACAAAAGTATTTCTTTATGGGTGACAAAATGGAACAAGATTTATACAAAGAAGATTGGACCGATAAAAATATACTTATGGAATACTCCCCAGGTAAAGTACATACTGGACAAATATACGAACCAGGTACTAGACAGTTTGATTTAGCATCTGGACTTATTGATGCATCATATCAAATAGTACCTGAGTTATTAGCAGGTAAAGGTATTAAAGGCGTAAGAAATTTAAGAAAAGGATTTACACGTGTCAACAAAGCTATGGAGTTATCACAACAATTAGGTAGAGTTAAAAAAAGTGGTAAGTTACAAAGTCTAAGTCCTTTATCTGTTGCTAATCAAATTGCTAAAGAAGCTGCAGGTGAAGTAGACCCATTTGTTGGTAAAGGTAACTTTAGTAATATAACAAATGCTAAAACAGG